TTTGTATTTTAACATTTGTATTTTAACATTTGTATTTTAACATTTGTATTTTTATAAATAGCAATATTACTTGAATAAAGATTTGAAAAAATAACCATTTTTAATATTATCGTAGGTATTATTAATAAAATTAATATGATTGCACATTTTTTCAGTATTATTAACAATTTTTATTTGTTCTTTCTGTAAGTTATCTATCATTTTTTTTTGTTCCTTTAGTTCCTTATACATCTTTTTATTCAATTCAATGAGAGATTTTATATCATTACCATTCATAGGTATAGTTTCGTTTTCATTTGTATGTTCATTTGTATGTTCATTTGTATGTTCATTTGTATGTTCATGTATCTTTTTCGGCATCTTATATTATTATATCAACTATTATTATAATTATTACTTATTAAACATAATAATACTATTAAACAAATATGAAAATACTTAGTATTGATGTTGGTATTAAAAATTTAGCATATTGTTTAATGGAATCATCCACACCAAGTAATACAGTTCATAATAATATTATTCAGTGGGACGTCATTAATTTATGTGGAGAGATTCCAAAATGTTCTATAGACAAATGTACGAAACCTTCAAAATATGCAAACAATTGTGAGTCCAATGCACCAGTTTACCTATGTTTAACTCATTCAAAAAAATCAGGGTTAATTATTCCTACATCTAATCTCTCTTTAAAGAAAATTAAGAAGATGAAATTAACAGACCTAAACAAACTAATTGTGGATTATACAATCCCATTGATAAATGATACAGCAAATGTTCCTATAAATAAAATGAAAAAAGAAGATGTATTTAAAATTATTACAGAATTTATGGAAAAGAATGTTTTATCTACAGTTGCAACAATAAGTGCAAATGATTTTGATTTGGTTCAACTTGGAATAGCAATGCGAAATGCCTTTGATAAAGAATTAAAGAATCATATAAATACTATTGATTGTATTGTTATTGAAAATCAGATTAGTCCTATTGCAAATCGCATGAAAACATTACAAGGAATGATTGCTCAATATTTTATTATGAACAATAGAACCAAAATTGAATTTATATCTGCAGCAAATAAATTAAAAGGACATATTGATTTATTTGAAACAGATATTTCAACATATAGTGCTCGTAAAAGAGAAGGCATTAATGTTATGGAAAAAATTCTGAATGAATTAAAAGAGATTGATGAAAAAAATGAAAGGTGGTTATCACATTTTAAAAATCATAAAAAAAAAGATGATTTAGCAGATGCTTATTTACAGGGACATTGGTATTTAAACCGACCTACCAAACGATAAACAATAAACGATTAAAATGATAATATATAAAGATTAATTGATATGATATGTAACTATAATGGAAGATAAAACAAATATCAACTACTCATTGTGTGGTTGTTATAAAAAGGATTCATTTGATAGTCGCTGTTGTGGATTATGCTATTGTAAAAAACGCAATGAAATGAATAAAGTAAAAGATAAAGAAAATTATAAGACAAATCAATGTCATGTATGCCCAAGTAATTTATATGATTATACTGAATCTGGTTATTTTAATACAGAAAATGATTGTTTTTGTACAATTTTAACATGCCCTATAAAAATCTCATTATTTTTTGTGTGTTTCTTGGGAAGTATTTTTAACTATTGTGTTAACTGTTCTTGCTTAACCGACCGAAATTATTTGTTTTAATTTTTATAATTTTTATAATTTTTATAATTTTTATAATTTAATAAAAAAAGTATAAGCAATAAATATATTTTTATTGCGTATAACTTAAAGTTATAATTTATATATAATACACAACAATGGTTGACGTTACTGGCGAAGTTATTAATATTGATTTAGATAATATCCCCACAATTGATTTGAACGAATCACACTCTTCATCGTCATCTGCCAAACCGTCGGTTAATTTTGGTGGTGGTCTTGAACTTTTAATGAACGACAAACATATGAATAGTGGTGGCAGTAAAAAACATGCAGATAATGATATTGGACTTGGTGATTTGAATGATCTAGAAAGTGAATTAAATGATTTAGTTGAAGAACCCAGAAGTGCGCCTGCTATTTCAAAATCTGGTATGTTTGGCACATCCTTTTTTGGTGGAAAAAAAGACAGCGGTATTAAATTAAACAATTCGGACGATGATGATAATGAAACACCAAATAAAGATAATGTCTCTATTGGTAGTATTGTAAGTGTGAACGATGCTTCTATGATTGGGAAGGCAACAGCATCTTCGGAAGGCGATAGTAAAACGTGGGATGGATATACTAAATTTAATAATGTTCCTATTAACCCTGACCGTGGATTTTCTGATAGACCCAAATTGACGCCCGAAGAAACACTGTTAGAAAAGTTTAAGGTATTGCGTAAATTAGAAGAGATTGAACGTAAAGGTGCCAAACTCACCAAGAAATACTCTATGGAATCTTCACTTTCCGAAATGCAAGGCGAGTATGAAATGATTATTTCCGAAAAGGAACGTTCAAATAGTTGTAAATTTCAAGGTAAGATGTTGATGGCAGCAATTACCGGTCTGGAATTCTTAAATACGAAGTTTGACCCTTTTGATGTTAAGTTAGATGGTTGGGCAGAACAAGTTAACGAAAATATTGATGATTATGATGAAATTTTTGGTGAACTACATGAAAAGTATAAGTCAAAGGCAAAAATGGCACCCGAATTGAAGTTGCTCTTTCAATTAGGCGGGTCGGCAATTATGGTTCATATGACCAATACAATGTTTAAATCTTCTATGCCCGGTATGGACGACATTATGCGTCAAAATCCTGAATTGATGCAGCAGTTTACGAGTGCCGCCGTGAATAGTATGCAGGATACCAAACCAGGATTCAGTAATTTTATGGGAAATTTCGCACCAAGCACAAGCAGTAATGCACCTCCGCCTCCGCCCGTTCAAACTCAAACAGCGCGTAGTCAAAGTCAGCGCACTGCCGCTCCATCAAATCGCCCTGATTTAATGAGTGCTAGAAACGATGGCATTAATATTCAAGAACAGTTTGCCAATTATAACGAGAAAGAACAATCGCAACCTGGTATGCGACCTGAAATGAAAGGTCCTGCCGATATAAGCGATTTGTTGTCGGGATTAAAGACCATGTCGGTAAATATGCCTCAACAACAAGATAGTGGAAATACAAAATCCGTATCCACTTCTCAAAATGATAACAATGTTGTTTTACCCAAACCTAAAAAATCACAAGGTCATGCTTCTTCTGGAAAAACTCCGCGTAAACAAAAAAGCGATAAGAATACTGTGAGTTTAGATATTTAAATATTTAAACTATAAAATTTGTCATACATAAAAATATAAGTTAAATAAATTATATTTTTTTACATTTTCAATTTCTACGGCGCCGTACTGTATATTTTTTCTTCCTATTTTTATTTCTATTTTTATTTTTATTTTTATTATTTAAATGCCGTATAGTTATACGTCTCCTTTTAGATTTGTTTTTATTACTTTTATTCTTATTCTTATTTTCCATCATGCGTCTGGTTTTATATCTGTATTTTAGTTTTTTATTCGACAGATGAAGACGTTTACTCTTTCGTTTGTGTTTGTATTTACGCCCGCCGCTAATTTTTAAAGGTTGTTCAGTATATTTTAAGTCTTGATACTCATCTATTTTGTTCTTTAAGTCTTGAATAGAAACTTGTTTTCCTTTTAGTTCTGTTATATTTTTAACAACATTATCAACATTTTCTTTAATAGTTTGCAAACTGGTATTTATGTCAGTTATTTTTGTTATTAAATCATTTTCTTCCTTTTTTTGCAATGTATATTGGGTTCCACTATCACTATCTCCTTGTGATTTTAATTTATCACTATTTCCTCGTGATTTTAAATCTCTTAATGTTCTAGCAATATCCTTTAATTTATAATCTACTTTCTTTTTCTCATCTTCTTTTCCATCCTTTAGTTTTCTTAACCGATTTAAATAATCCGAATACAACTTTAAAAACGCTTGAGTTTTTTCACTTTCATTCACTTTACTAGCAGTTTCTAAATAATCTTCTTCTAATGATTTTAAATTTGATATTATATCAGACACATTTTCATCGGGGCGTTTCTCTCTATCGTATTCTTCTGTTTCTCTCTTTGTTAAATTTTTAAGTTGTCCTTCATAAAAATAAGCAACTAATAATTCTTTATTTAATTCCTTTATTTTTTTAAATTTTTCATCTAATTCTTTATCAACAATTTCTCTTTTTAATCTAGTGCCTTCTTTTTTCTTTTCATTATTAACGCTATTCGTTAATGCCTCTTTATCCTTCAAAATTTTTTTCCAACCTTTAATTATTTCCTCTCCGTTTTTTCCATATTTTGTATCATTTTCGATAATAATTGCTTTTTTCTTTCTTATATCTGCTTGGTATTTTAATAGTTTATCCTGTAATGACGTTACTTTATATTTATCACTCGGGTCAGAACTCTCATTTAAACGTTTTATTTCCTCCTTTATGTTGTTTGCTTGAGTTTCCAAGGTTTCAACATCAGACTTTATTTTATTATTGGTGGTTAAAAATGGTTCAACGTGTTTGTTATCTATTTTTGTCTCTTCCCCTTTTATAAATTTCGCAATAACCGAATTAGTAAGTGGCGATGAGTCTGTAATTAATTTCTCTTTTATGTTTGTTACATCGTTATCAGAAGTTGTAGAAATATACCCCAAAGCAATCACTTCGTCATACATTTTATCTTTTATGCTATTCTGTAAATCATTTAAAAATGTTGGAGCACCATCTTTATTATCTTCAGTAACGACCTTATATTCTTCTTGTAATTCTTTTATTCTCTTTTCAAAATTTTCCTTTTTCATCTCTAGTTCATTTGTTTCTTTCTCCCATAATGGCGGAACTTCGCCTAATTCTTTCTGTTTTCGTTCTAATTCGACCATTTTTTTCTGTAAAGGTGTCATATTGCGTTCCATTTCTAAACGTTCGCGTTCTGTTGTCGGTTCTCTCTGAAATTTATTACGTTGTTCCCATTCCAATTGTAGTTTTCCCAAATTTCGTTCTTTTGACACTTCCGAAGTATTCAAAATAGATGGTACTGTTGCTTTCTTTTCTTCAACATAACCAAAATTAGTTCCAAATACTTCTTGTGCATCTTTGGCAATACTCGCTTTTTTTGCTTTACAACTCATACGACCAAAATCACCAACGCCTGGGTTATTAATTGCATCTAATAGTTGTAATTCAATAGTAATTGTGTAAAACAGTGGAATATTGTGGTTGTGTGAATCTACCTTTTCTAATAATGTATTTGTCTCACTAGATGGAATATAAGGAGGAATATACTTACTTTCGCCGATAATATACTCATTGCCTAAAATATAAAATCTACCTTTTGATGGAAAAAATAAATTCTTAATTATTCCTATATTATTTATGATAATTTCGTCATTGGTTAATGGTTCGTCTTTTTGGATTGTAATCATATCAGTATTGGATTCCTTTACAAAACTGGACAATGCATTTTGACCCAACGAAATAGTATAATTTTTAATATCAGATTTATCAATGATTAGTGTCGGGTCATCTAGTTTATCAGGACTAGTTACATATTTAATGACTCTTATATATTTATCCAAATCTAAAAATGCTTGTTGATAATCACTGCCAATACCAGATTCTTTTAAATCTTTCATTGTAATTTTTACAAAAGATGGAAACAAAATATAGTTTTTATTTTTAGTAACATCAATGACATCTGCCATATTAGGATGAAATGGAATTAAATCATATTCTTTTGTAGTTAAATCGTCTGTTGTTTTTACATTTATTTTCAATGTTGTTGTGTTTATGATGGGAATATCGTGTTTATTATCCCTTTTACTTATTTTACTATCTGTCCCTCTTCCTCTTTCAGTATCCATCCCCCTTCGCTCATCACTATCACTATCTCTCTCTCTATTTCTATCACTATCTCTCTCTCTATTTCTATCACTATCTCTCTCTCTATCTCTACTTCTTTCCTCATTGGAAAATGACATTATAATCTTATATTAGGTATATAAAAGATTATATAAGTAAAAATCATTATTCATTATTCATTATAAAATTATGGTAATGTAGAAGAAATATTATTATTGTTTGCGTTTGTTAAATATGTGCTAAATTTCTTTTGCATGTCACGTTTTCTATAACGTTCTGCTTTATTTAATACATCTAATGCTTTTGCTTCTTCTTCTGGACTAATTATGCCATCATTATTTGTATCAACAATTGCAGATATTGTTTTCATTCGTTCAGGCACGATACAGTACTTACTTTTTTCATTAAAGGCAAATTCGGATAAAATAATAAAAGCAGCAGTTAATAAAATTGCATAAATAATATCACGGGTTCCCATAAAGACAATCGCAAAAATAAGAATTTCTCTAGCAAGACCTTCTCTTAATAATTTTTCTTGTCCTTTTGTAAACTTAAAGTCAACATATTTTGAACCAACATTCAACATAATCATTGTAATACCAATAAATAATTTGCTCGTATTGATATTATTTAAATACATTTCATTAATATTTTTATAAACATTCATTATCATTATATTATCACTATAAAATAGAGGTATAATATATTTTATAAAGTATAATATATTTTATAAAGTATAATATATTTTATAAA